TCCCGGCTGGGATCGTGAATTACTTCCAGCGCAAAGAACAAGAAACGACCCAGCAGGAACTCGAAGCCGAACGCATCCTTCAGGAATGGTCGGCAGATGGCAGCGTGTCAGACGCCGACATTCAACAGGCAATGAATCGGGAAGGGTCGGCATGGGAGCGGGCTTTTGCCGAAGCACAAATCAGGCGAGAAGCAGAGGCGGCTAGCCCGCTCGACTTCTTCTCTACCATGCTAGGTCCTGCATGGTATCTCACCGCCCCTTATTACTTAGCTACAGGAAAGGGCAGACAGCCGTCTACCCTGCCGCTCACCAACACAGCGCGGGCACTCGACACCGTTACGCAGGGCACCTGGGCAGAACCCATCGGCGATGTACTTGGTCTCCTGGGGAAGCCGGAGGAGTGGGCACGTAAGAAGGCCGGACTGCCGACAATGGGAGAATATGGCGAGTATTACCAGAAGCGGCAGGTTGCCAACATGGTCGCCGAAGGACTGATCTCCTCCGAAGAAGCGCAACTCGCGATGATCGAAAAGCAGGGGGAAGTATGGGAGAACGCAGGCGAACGGGTACGGATGGAACTGGCTCTGCGCGTGCCGACAGCAGGCGCGCTCTATGCAGGATTGCACGAAGGACCGCAGGCGTTTGCACAAGCCGCGCTTCCGTCCCTGTTTGGGTCAGGTCTTCTACCGGCGGGAGAGTTGGAGTACCGAGGACTGAAGCAGGAATGGAATGAAGCCTGGAAGAAGTACGATGCAGGCGACACGGGGGCCGTCAATACATTCTTCGACGAGCACCCGGAGTATGAAGCGTACCTCGCCAAAGGCAAGGGCGACGATGAGCTTATGAAGTCTTTCATGATCGGTCAGATTTGGAATGGGTACATGGAACTCGGCACAACCAACCAGAAGCAGGCCCGTTCCGAGATGGGCGAGTTATTCCAGCAGGCATTTCTGGACAAAGAGACGCGCAGTTATGAAAGCATCGACACAGAGACCTTGATCCAGTGGGCGCAGCAGTTGAACCAGAAAGTCCCGCAGGCGGTCAATGCGCAGCCGTTGGAAGTTACACAGCCGCCGAATCTGGACCTGTACAGCGAAGACGTGACCCGCGTCACAGATGAATTCTTTAGCCAGCGAACGAAGAACCACGGCAATTACTACGAGTTGGAACAGGGATACTTCGCCCTGCCCAAGAGCCAGCGGTCAAGCTATCTGCTGAAGAACCCCGAACTGAAAGAATACTGGGACTTCAAGGATCAATGGTACAAGGGCTTTCCTGAGTTGGAGCCGATATTCCGCGGGCAGGTTTTCAAGGAAATTGATACTTCCGCATGGCCGCCGGGACTGACTGACTACGTGGAAGCCTACGCCTACACCGGGAAGAAACTATCGACAGGTGCATACAAGGCACTGGAACAGCAGTGGATCATCGAAGGCCGGCCTTACGACGATCTCAATACGTGGCTGAATAGTCAGGTCGTGCCGGCAATGCTTTATCAAGGACAACAATAAAAAAAGGAGATTGACAATGACACTCACTAACCCAATCGCAGCAGTAATAGAAGGGGTCGCGAACGGCACACCCGTTCCTGTCACAACCGCACCCAGCGCGCCCGCATATTCCACGGCAATCGTACCAGCCTCCGCAGCAGCGAAGGTCGGCGACACTGGTGCACGGAGGCTAATGGGCGCGGTCCTGTTCGGCGGTTCGGAGGATTCACAGGTTGAATTCAAGAACGCCGCAACCGATACGGGAACAGTGTTGCTTGGGTTGAACTGCAAAGCTGGTACATCAACGGGAGTTGATCTATCATCCCTCGGCGGATTGTCCTTCTCGACGGCAATGTTTTGCAAACCCGCCGGGACGGGAGCGATCTGCTACGTCTGGTATGAATGATGTTATTCAATAACTTCAACTATAAGTTGGGTCTTGGAAATCAGGGGCCGAGCGATACCACCGCGCCGACCGTGGCGGCGTTTGCGGCCACAACCCCAAGCGGGCTAACGATTGCAATCACCGCCTTCACGGCTTCTGAAGAGGGTGTATCGTTCTTGATTACCGAATCGTCAACACAACCTGAACCGGACGCGGCGGGCTGGGCAGCAGAAGCACAAACGACTTATGTAGTGGAAACCGTTGGAACCAAAACGTTATACCCCTGGGTGAAAGACACTGCTGGAAATGTGTCATCTGTCTATGGTTCGCCTGCTTCCGTGATTGTTCCGTTATTCCTCGATCAATTCACGGCAGCAGAAGCCGCGCCGATGGCATCCCCGCACACGTCAGACACTGGTACTCTGACCCTCGTGCAAACTGACGGCGAGCTAGCCACAACGGGCGGAGAATTGGCAATCACCGCGCAAACAACCCCCGCCAACGGCGATCAGGGATTTTACTCCACCGCGATAACACGGACAGCAGGTAGGACGCTATTCGGAGATTTCAATTTTTCAGTTATCCTGAATAAATATTTTGACTTTGGTTGGCTAAAAAATCAAAACCTGAATACATCCGCATATGCCAACATGGGAGCTTGCTTAAGTGTAAATTCACTGAATTTTTTGGCTGTGATGGATTTGAAAGGTTACGACACAACGATCCCAATCCCCAAGGGTTTGCCATTTACAGCGGCTCTCGCTATGCGCGCGGCGGGGGGGATGGTGTTTGTCAAGGGCAATCGCTTTACAAACTGGTGTTTGCTCTACGCCGGGGAGGGTGGTGTATACGATGAATATATCGGATTGTCCAATTATAACGAGACAGGCACGCTTGATAATCTGAGTGCAGTTGACATTGCCGGAAATCTTGCGACTGACAAAGCTATCGCGCTTGTGAATGTTGCATCCCCCACCAACCCGCAGACCGCTACGGGATCAGCAAATGGCTATGTCGAGGTGAGTTGGCAGCCCGCGAGTAGTGAAGTTTTCGAGCTGTCTTTTCGATATACCGACGATAATAACCGTTGGCTCATCAGGTGTGACCAAGCTAACTCCAAGATATATTTATATTCGGTTGTTGGTGGAGTGGAAACTGAACAGGGTGGTGCGGGCGGTGCGGCGCAGACCTGGAACACAGCAAACACCTATCTCATACAAGTATATTTTTTGGGTAGGTACGTTACTCTGAGGACGGCAAACTCCACAAAACGCAGCATAACCAACGCGTCGGTTAATTATGCAGCAACAGGAGTTAAAGTTTCAGGCGGGGCAACCGTGACAAATCTCACGGCATGGCCTGCAACATTGGCGTCTGTTGATGCTGCCAAGCTCAACACCGCATCGGGCAAAACAAGCGACGCAACAATCCCGTCTTATTTGTTCAGCGCGGCGGCTGAGTATGCCGCCGATCCTCTAACCACCCCAACTTATGACGAGTCAGGAGAGGTTGTCCATCCGTCTGTGATTGATTTTGTAGAAACCTGGAATGGTTATCGCTATTGGATGGCGATGACACCGCTGCCAGCTAATAATGCTGCATACGAAAACCCCTCGATATTAGCCAGCGCGGATAAAGCGACATGGGTTGTGCCTGATGGATTGACAAACCCGATTGTCCCATTCCCGACTGACGGTGCAACCGCCAACAGTGACCCGAATTTATATTACGAGAGCGGGACACTTTACTGCACCTTCCGAACCTACAAGGATTCTGGTTCTCCCCAGTATGGCAGGATATGGGAAACGCACAGCACCAACGGGATAGCGTGGAGTACGCCGGTAATGCTGTTGGAGGGCGCTGTGCTTGACACTCTGAGTCCGTCCCTAATAAAAGCTGGCTCAACCTATTACATATACTGTGCGGATTTGACCGTCGCAAGTCCCTACAAAATGACCCGCCGCTCATGCTCTACTATCACGGGCGCATGGTCGGCGGCAGTAGATTGCACCAGACCCGCCAGCGCGTCGGTAATCAATCATACCAATGTGATTTATGCCGATGGAAAGTTTTACGCGGTCATTGCAAAAACCATCACATTGGCCGTGTCCGATGATGGTTTAGCGTTTGACGAGATGCCTGTCTCGATATTTGTTGGCACAAATCCGGCATGGTCGGCAAGCCAAATTTATGTAGCAACCATCGGCAGAACCGCGACGGGATTTGATTTGTTTTATACGGGCGTTTCTGCTGGTAATGCATGGCGCGTGGGGTACACCCCTATAACGTGGTTGCCATAAATAAAATGGATCATCTATCTGCACTCCTCGGCATTCCTGAATACGACTACACGGTCATACGGCCGTGGATGCAGTTTACCCATGCCACGGGTCAACTCGGCAGGATTGCAAGCAGGGAGCGCCTGTTACGAAGCAGTAACAGTACCTACAAATCCAACAGGAAAGGAGATCAGCATGTCCCTAGAACCAATGTTTCTCATCACTGTTTTCGTCGTGGCTTTGATTGCCGGTGCAGGCTGGGCAATCGGTAATCGAATTATCTCAACGATCTGGAAGTAGAAAAAAGACAGACCTTCCCCCGGTCTCTTCTCAAAGTTCCCAGGGGAAGGTCTACTTGCGACAATGCGCGCGCAATGTTTGATGGCGGTCACTGGCAATCTATAGGATCGGCTGGGTTCAGGTAGTGGTTCGCCGTCAATGGGACAAGTATACTCCTGAATAGGCGGCGCTTTCCCTTGTGATATAATCTAGATTGTCACAGTTGCCTTTGGGCGTTTTGTATTTATTCATCTTAACAAACTGCCGATTATCAGCACACGCCCTAGCAACTGTGACAAGAAACTAGGATGGCTGGTAGTCGGCATTTTGTTTGGAGGATATCATGAAAGAGATACCTCTGAAACACGGAATGATTGCAAAGATAAGTGACGGAAAATACAATCAAGCAATCCAACACACCTGGCGCGCCGTGTGGATAAAAGATCGCTGGTATGTTCGACGCGGTAGTGACAACATGTTCCTTCATCGGTTTGTCATGGGCGTGACTGACCCGAAGATATTGGTGGATCACCGCGATGGCGACGGACTGAATAACCAGGATGATAACTTGCGAGTTGCCACACAGAGCCAGAACATGGCTAATCAAGGCAAGCACAAAAATAACACCATCGGGTACAAGGGCGTGGTGTGGGATAAGCGAGACAAGAAGTTTAGAGCACAAATATCTGTTCAAGGGAAACGTTTAAAAATTGGCTACTTCGAAGACCCTATCGACGCCGCCCGCGCGTACGACGAAGCGGCAAGGAAGTATTACGGTAGATTTGCAAGGACGAATTTCTAGACGTGTGCTAAAATAAACAGTAGTTACTCAACCGACAGATCGGCAAAACCGCGGGTTGGCTCTTGGAGCCAGCCCTTTTTTTGTTATCTGTCCAACCAGTATGGAGGATTCACAATGCCAGACGATATTTCCCAAGCAGCGCCCCCGGAGTTGGTCACTCCGTCCAGCGCACAGGTTCAGGAGACGATTACCCCGCAGGTAGATCCTCCGAAAGAACCGCCGACGGAAACACCGCTTCTTACCCCTGAGCAGATCACGGCTATTGAAAAGATAGCCGACCAGCGAGCCGCACGGATCGCACAGTCTCAGACGGCAAAGAGTGAAAACCGCATTCAGAAACTGATACAGGATAAGTTCGCAGCGCTCGAGCAGACCAAAGGAACGCTTGGACTTACCGACGAGCAGGTCGCACAGGCGAAACAGAAGATCGTGACTGAGGCGTACACTTCCCCCGCGGAAGAACCGCCGACCACTCAGCCGCCTTCTCCTGTCCCCAATGCCGACGAAGCCATCCAGTTTATGAATGCCGAAATCAAGAATGTCTTTGAGGAAGTAGGAACATCCGTGACGAAAGCCGATCCCGAATTTGCAGACTTGCAAAAGGTGGTCGACGCGTCATGGAACGACCCGAGAGGGTTGGTGAAGATCCTGCGCGCGGCAGATAAAGCCGCAACCACAAAGGCAACACGCCTCCAGAACCTCAACTCTCACGCCGCCGCCCGCGTGGTCGGCGGTGGACCTCAATCAAGCGGACAGGTTCAACAGGCAGGCAATGCTCATGACGCATGGAGCACTGCCTACGAGAAAAAGTAACCTGACCGCCATACCCTAACTATGGAGGCCAGCAATGGCATACACACTCGCAGACTATGAACTGACCGCGCCACCCCTGACGCGTGCAGTGATCAAGACCTGGCGGGAAGCATCCCTGATCATGGACATGCTTTCCTTCAAGACGGACGCCCAACTGACACAGGAAGGTATCCGCTTCAATTCCCTTCCCATCGTACCCTGGCGCAAGATCGGCGAATCGTTCGCTGATTTGAAAGTCACCCCCGACCCATGGCGTGAACGGCTGCACTTCCTCGGCGCAAAGATCGACGTGCCGAAGGAATATGTGCAGGCTCGCAGCCTGGTCGACGTCCGGTCGCAGCAGAGCGAAGCGATCATGCGAGGCTCTGCCTTTGCCTTCAATGACGCATTCTTCAACAACACCCCCACCGGCGACGAGGACGCGATTGTCGGACTCTGGTACCGCATCCATAACGACCTGGCCGCGGGTCAGAAATTCGACGCCGCGCTCGACATCTCGCCGGACACCAGTGTGACGAGCTGGTGGTTTGATATGTTCGACAAGGTCGATGACTTGATCGACCGCGTGGACGGCGAAGCGAATCAGAAGACGCTCTTCATGGGCCGCACGATGTATTTCCGCTTTGTCGCGGCTTTGCGCAAAGCGAACCAGTTGTTCAGCGAAGAGTACCTCGGACGCAAGCTCCTGACCTACGGACCGGGCGGGGCGAAGATTGTTCAAGCGGGCTACAAGGTCGACCAATCCACCCAGATCCTCGGCGATGCGGAAACCAACAACACCGCTCTGACCGGCGGCAGCGAGTCTTCGATGTACTGTGCCCGCTTCGGCGAGCCATACGTTGCAGGCTGGGCGATGCAAATGCCGACCGCCGAAGATGTTGGCCTGCTCGAAGACCGCGTCAATTACCGGACCGTAGTCGACGGCTCCATCGGTATTTATATTGTCAGCCCCCGCCCGGCAGCCGTTGCCTGGGGTTGGACCGCCGCATAAGGAGATAGACCATGGATACCAATCTAGTATTACGGGCCGCATCCGTCGGCGACTACACAGGTGACGAAACCCTGACAGACATGGATCTCACCCCGATGGTGACGCCGCTCTACCTGCATCTGATCATTCCCGCGGTTTCCGCGGGTGACGTGCTGGATGTGACCGCCGACTTCGAGGACGTCTCGAATAACACCCTCCAACAGACGACCATCCCGCAGATCACAGCCGCGGGTCATTACGTCGTGCCGCTCTTCTGCGATCACCCATCGCTTACCGACCTGTCTGTCATCCTAAACCAGACCGACAACGGCGCGCCGAACTTCGGCGCGGTGGTGGTGTACGTCTCGACCTCGAGACACTCCTAAAAGGAGGGGGTTATGAACTACCTCACCCTTATTAACGGGACGTATACCTTCGAGACTAGCGGCGCTAGTATGCTGTTTGACCTCGGCGCCGCACTGTTTCGTGTCAAGGCCGGCTCTATCAAATTTCACACCCGTCCAAGCATCGGCGGATTCGGTATCGAAGTCAAGGACGAGCCTAGTGCTGTGAGTGGGACGCACTACGGGATCGAGTGTACAGTGGACGCCAAGCCGTCGACAGCCACATCACAGGCCGGCATCCGCGGCGGCGGCTTCATCGGCAGGCTGAAATCCACCTACACCATGACCGGCGGGTCGCTGATCGGTGGATACTCTCAGGCGTGTAACAACGGGACACTCAACGGGTCTGGCATTTTCGTGGCCGGACACTACGCCTTGTTGGAAGCTGGCGGTACCTTTACAGAGGTTTCTCATATCTCGGGTTTGTGGGTCGATTCCCACCTGACCCAGACCATCTCAGCCGGCAAGTCGGAACTGGTGTATCTCACCAACAACGGCTCAACTGTCTTCGATAACGTCTTCTTTGTCTACGCCGGCAACAACATTACTAATCTCTTTGAGATTGACAACAGCGCAGACGGAAACATGGTCAGTGATCCAGTAACCTCCGATTACACCTTCACAAAAACCAGACTGGTCAAGGTGAAAGTGGGCGGAGAAACAGGCTACGTGGTCGTAGACGTGCCATAGTAACAACCAAACACTAACAGGAGGGCGCAGGGTTGCGCCCTCCCCTTCTTATGGAGACGACATGAAACTTGGAATCGGCGAACGGCTTGCGCTTCAATCCATCCTACCCGGCGAGGGAGACATCCTGACGATCCGCATTGTGCACGACCTGCGCATGGCGTTGGGATTATCGGAAGAGGAGATCAAAGCATGCGGCGTACACTCCGAAGAAGGGAACCGCGTCGGGTGGGAAAAGGAACTTGAGAAGGAAATCGATGTCGGACCGCAGGCCACTGCCCTGATCGTCACTACCCTGCAAGACCTGAACAAACAAAAGAAGCTCAACGAGGGTTATCTTCCCATCTATGAGAAGTTCATAGGAGGCTAAACCATGACTACTTTAGCCGACCTTACCCGTCAGACTGCAAAGCTTATCACGCGTCTCGCGTCCGGCGCGGCGACATCTCTGGGCACAGCCACCACCCTGATCGACACGACCGGGCTGGCCGGGTATCCCAATGATCACTTCAACGGCGGGACGATTTGGATTACCTCGGGTGCACAGATCGGAAAGACCCGAGCTATCACAGACTTCGTGGACTCGACGGATACCCTGACCTTTGCTACCTTTCCCGCAGCCATCGCCTCAGGCGTGACATGGGAGGCAGCAAGCGCCGACTTCGCGACCTACGCGGATCTCAGGCAGGCTGTCAACCTGGCGCTCCGGGAGATCGGGAAGATCGTTGACTGGAACGAGGCGACCGCAGTTGTGGACGATAAGCTTGTCTATGCCCTGCCCGCGGGTGTGGCGCACGTCCAGAAGATCGAGATCGTCGAGCACCTGGGGGATGCCGACGAGTCGAAGGTGATCAATAATCACTGTGATGAAATAGACGGGTACCTGGTCTTTGAGAAGTACCGCGAGCCGCACCTCGACACTGACACAATCATTCGCATTGAGTATAAGAAGTTTCACACAGAACTATCTGTGGACACCGACGCGCTCAATGACCAGATCGACGAAGAGTATCTGGTCTATCTCGCCGCGCGCCAGGCGATGCGGCTCGCGTACAAACGGTTTGGGAAGGCAGGGAATACAGAGATTCCTGAGTGGTTGAACGAAGCGATTGAAGAAGCGAAGAAGCATATCAAGCCGAATAGACACAGCCAGCGCGTGAGAGTGAGGACAGCGTGAATAATAAAAACAACAACACCCTAATGGGTGTTGTGTTGCGGCAGGACTTAACTCTGCTGTCGGCGCTTGTCGCTACTATATATCCGACAGTTAGCATGACAAGCATTTCTTCGAGCATCCATCCTGCCACCAGCGAGATTATACCATGACCTCTGTTCCGGCTGTTGACCCAACCAGCAAGACTTATGCACACCATATCACCCTGGAGCCGGCGGACGGCAGCGGGACGCGTTACGGTCTTGTGTTATCCCCGAACGGCAACGCCATCCAGAGACGGCCTAAACAAAACAGCCAGTACGTCCCCTTCACACAAAACGACTGGTCTGGGGGGCGCGGGCTGAAACTTGCGACCGACGACCGCTCGCGCTTTGCCGACAGCAAGCGACTGAACACACGCAGGCCCGGGCAGATCACCCTGGGCGGGCTGGAGACCTACACCACCGGCCACCGGCAAACCGAACAGTTCATGCCCTCGGCCGCCGCGGGGCTGACATGGCAGTCACTCACCGGAGCAAACCGCTTTGCCTCCTACAACGTCACGATCTCCGCCACCGGCAACCGGGCACGCATCTATTTATGGGTACGCAGACGCGGGACGCCTGGTGTGCTAAGCGTACGTCTGAAGGAAGACAACGCCGGCTTTCCGGGTACCCAAGCGAAGCTGGTCCAGGTCACAACCTCAGACATTACTGATACAGTTTCGATGCTCTACGAGTTCACATTCACCAGTGTGCAGGCTGTGACAGCCGCCAATGTCTACTGGGTGGATATATCAGGCGCAAGCACTGACGATGCAAGCAACCATTGGGAGGTGGGGACCGACGCGGCGCGCACAAACGCAAAGACCAAAGCCTCCCCGGATGGGACAGATGGCAGCTGGACAAACCCAACCTACGATTTATTCTTCCGGTTGGTGGACGATGCAGACATTGTCGGGGTGGTGCCCTTTCGGTATAAGTCGCAGCTCTACAAGCTCACCCGTCCGGCCGGTACCGCCGCGCCGAAGCTGTATATGAATGGCTACCGCGGGGTTGCCACAGGGACGCAGAGCAGGACATCCATGCAGGACACGACCCAGAACTGGACCGTGAATTCCCTGACCGGAAAACTACTCCTGATCATCGATGGCCCGAACTCGGAGTGGAGCCAGCCGTATCAGACCATCCTCTCCAACACTGCCAACGCAGTGGTAACAAATGCTTTTGCCGCCGCTCACGTAACTACGCTAACAACCTATGTCATCCTCGGCACGGAGGTCTGGACAGAGATCACCGGCCATGGACTGACCCGCCTGCCGACATCGGTTGCAGACACAGGGGACGTGGTGTACTTCGCGCAGGGTGACGGGGTGAAGATGAGACGGATGCAGGAACGCCGCACTGTCGCAGGTGCCTGGGCGCGTCTCTTTGCGGAAGAGGATAACTTTGCCAAATTGCTGATGGCCTACCGCGACCAGACCAAGGGGATGATGCTGATGAAGGCCAATGACTACGACAACTCAAACCGGCCGTCAGTCGCGATCACAAAGGCACAGTCGTGGCAGGCGCGCTTGAAGTTTCCGTGGCTGATCGACGCCTGCGAGGTGACCACCGGCTGGACTTTCGGCGCAGGAACTACCGGCTCGATTAGCACATCCATCTATGTGACCGGCAGTGGCTCAATCGTCTCCACTATTGGCGCGGGGGCCGCCAACCTATTCGCGTACCGGACGTTTTCAGCCGCCATCTCGCTCCTCTTCCAGAAGAAGCTCAGGTTGTGGGCGTACTCGGGTTACTTGTTGAATGCAGGTATGATCAAAGTACGGCTCTCCACCGCGACCGACGCATCCACCACCATTCAGGACATCGACCTGCCGGCCATCGAGCCGAGCCAATGGACGCTTGTCGAATTGCCGATCACACACATGGACGGGCTGGGCGGGTTGCAGTCCATCGGCTTTCTGAAAACCTTTGCAACCGCTCTTACTTTCCTGGTGGATGGGATCGAGACCGTGCCGGATGGCTCAGAGATCTCACTCGGCAATGACATGGAACGCATCACCGGACTGGAACTGTACGGAGACCCGGAGACGCCCTGGATATTTAGGTCAGGCTCTGTGGGCTATATCGAGAATGGGACCTACCAGCCCGTGCCCCTGCGGGAATATACCCAGGTCGAGAATATCCACAACGGCGTGGGTCATCTCGTCCATGATGTCTACTTGTATTTCTCGTTTCTGCAAGGGTTGGAGGAATACTATCGCTCAAACCTCGACGACGTCGGCCCAAACAAAGAGGAGGGACTGCCCGAAGGTCGTCAGGGGTACATCACTTCGATGCTCGGCTACCCGGACCGCTTTCTGGCAAACTACGATGCAGGCGATGGTGGCTATTCATCCATCATGACGCGCAAGGGTGGCGGCTGGCATGAGGATTATCGCTGTGACGCCGCGGGGAAACGCCTGCGGTCCATCTTTTTGCAGATCATCCCCGGCGATATGGCAGATCGGCTGTGGTTTAGTGAGGGCGAGGACACGGCCTACCTCCCCATGCCGGGCAACACGGTCAACGAGCTGACTGATCCCACCTACCGCTTTACCCATGAGGGAGTGCTGGAACCGGCCTGGATTGGTGACGATCAACAGCGTATATTTTCGTCAGTGAAGCTTGGGCTGGAGAACGTGAGCGCCGCGCGCTGTGTTGAGTGGGATTACCGACTGGATGAGACCGAGACCTGGACGCCGGTTGCCACGCCGTTCACTTCGGGTCCGGTGCAGACCATCAGCCTGAACGTGACCGGCAAGCGGATCAAGGTCCGCTTCAGGATGCAAACGAACTCCAACACCGAGACGCCGCGCATTACGAGCATCTTTCTCTCCACGACCGAACAGCCCGACACGCGTTATGCCTACTCAATGACCTTTGTGTACCAGGACGACGGGCGCGACCTGCTGGGGATGGTAGAGAATTACAACCGCGCCGAGACCCTCATCGCTCAGCTGGACACCTGGTCCGCCAATAAAACGGCGCTGACCATGCACTCCATCTCTGAGACCTTCGATAACAAGACGGTCTTCCTAGACCCAACTCCGATCGGACCCGTCGCGAATGTAACCAACGAACAGCAGGAAAAGCAGAGCGGGACCCTGACGGCCACGGAACCACAATGACTTTCAAATTCAAAACCCGCCGCGCTCGAAGGATCGACGTACCAAACTCCAACCCACCCCGGCAGGCAGCAGCCCCGGAGCCGGTTGGTCTGGTGCAAGGCATTACCCCCGACAGCCAGCAGGAATACTGGGTCTCGTTATGGCTGGACCGGAAGGACCTGGGCTACAAGTTTCAATACCTGGTCTTCCCCGGCGCGGAGGATTTTTATAACATCGATTTCCTGGTCTACACCGTGCCGCTCGCGACCATGCTGGAACTGAACGGCGGGCACTGGCATTACGGGGAACTGGGTCAGGACGACCGCCTGCGTCAGATCAAGATCGAGGATGCCATGCGCGATATCGCCAAGATCCCGATGCGGTTTCTCTGGGCTGACGATATGATGACCCATGAGACCGTGAACGCAGCACTGGAAAGGATGTTCCGTGAGACGTAACCCGAAGACTGGCTGGAACGACCTGGACGCGGCGGAGACCACTGCTCAAACCCGGCTGCAAGCCAACCAGGAAGACGCCGCGGAGCAGTTGAAAGCCGCGACCAAAGAGTTGACCGAGAAGGTCGGGATGCAAGGGTCTCTCGGCCGGATCAACGCGAGCGGCGTGCAGGTGGGGCCGGGCCTGGGTGTACGTGTGTATGAGGGCGGTATCAAGAAAAGCACCATCGAGCCGGACGGGGACGTATTGATCGGCTCGAACATCGAGGCGCCGGAAGGGATGACCTTTGCGGTCTTCGCGAATGACCAGGACTACAACAGCGAAGCCATGCAAGAAGGAGACTTACTGATCGGGGATAACTCACTAGGAAAATCCAATGCGAAATATGACGCCTCCGAGGGTCAGTTGCAGTTCCGGTTCGGGACAACTGTCAACGTCTACATGGACACAGACGGAACGATCAAGGCTGGCGGGGGGGATATAACCATTGATCAATATGGAATATGGGCGAAAAATCAAGAGGCTGTTTTTGGTTTCAAAGACACGGCCGGGAATGTCGGCAACCTATATTTGTTCTCGGACGCAGACGACGCGCTGGGTCTACTAAACGACATCGCGGGCAAAGCAATTAAACTAATCGTCACAACAACGGCCGATGAAAAGCCTTACATCAAATGGATTGAGGGTGTTGTAGATAATTCGACTCTCTTTGAGATCCTCCCAGGCAGCGCAGGCGGGCGCACCTCTTTCGGCTATGACCATTTTATCGACACCCTGCCATCGAGCGGGACAGGATCGGCGCGCGTCTACTTCAACGAGCGGAACAAGGACATTGATTTTTCCGTCGAGGGCGCCACGGACGGCAGTCTGTTCTACGTCGATGCAGGTCTGGATGCCATTGGCATCGGTGGCGCGGCGGATGGTAGCTACAAACTCAAAGTGACAGGAGCGATGAACAGCACGGGCGCCATCTCAGTGAACGGCGAACCCTTGGGGCAGATCATGGGCGCAAACGGTGATGCCGTGGCGATCCCGGCGAGCACTACGTACTTTCTGCACCCGTTTATGAGCGGGCTATTGACCGCCAGCCGAAACGCAACAATCCCAAAGCCGGGCGTGTTCAAAAACTTCTACATCACCATTGGGTCAGCGCAGCCAGCCAGCGGCTCCTTGGTTGCTACCGTGATGAAGGGTGGATCAGCAACCGCGCTGACCATTACCATCCCGGCAGGATCGGGCGCAGGTGGCTACTCAGACCTCACACATAGTTTTACCGTGGTCGCAGGGGATGCCATCCGTGTGAACCTGCAAAACAACGCAACAGGCGCAAGTGGCACAATTGGCGGCATGGCACTGGAATTTAGACCAGCGTAACAAGGAGATAGCATGCTCACTCAGGAAGAAAAGAAAATGCTTTTGGATGTGTTGAACGCGGTGCAGTTGCAGGGGACGCGGGAAACCATAGGCAGGACACTGGAAAAGTTGAATGCCCTGGCGCGGAAGATCGAGGCGATGCCGGTGGAGAAGGTCGCGCCCGCCGAGAATGGCAAAGTGAAGGCGTGGACGAAGGTGAAGTAGATCTCACACCGCCGAATACGTCGATGTCTACCGGTAAGCACCACCACGCGCGGCGGTAAGGACCTGGAGAACTTTGCTTTAGTTTGCGAATTCAGGAACGTAGTCTACCAACTGGGCTTTGAAATTCGTTATAATAACCAAAACCTAGTACAAGAAAGGAAAAATCCAATGCCGAGCACGACTATTCAATGGTTCTCTTACGAACACCTGCCTGAAAAACTACAAGGGGTATCGAAGCCGATTGCGGAACTTGCGCGATTGATGGAAGAAACCCTGCCGGACGGACCAGAGAAATCCGCCGGGATGCGTAAACTGCTCGAGGCAAAAGACTGCTTTGTCCGTGCGAAATTGGAAGAAAAGTAGAAAGGTCTCCGATGCAAAGCCAAGACGAATTAGGAAACATCAAGCAGTTAGTTTCCGTTGACTTCGGCAATCTCGATGATCTTGTTGCCAAAGTCAAAGCCGCCGAAGAGAAGGGGGCGGTCTCGCATACAATCAGTAAGCTCCCAAAGAGTGGTGAGAGTGTGCAGATAAACGGGCTGAGTTATCGAGTTGACTTCGCCGATTTCGTGAAAGGAAAGTTTATCGTCAAACTAACCTGTAGGGATAAATAGTTTTAATCCCTCAACTGCACCGTGATCACACCGTCGGGCGTGACGGTGACCGATCGGCACAGCCGCAATAGAAAGTAGTTGACCGTCTTCGGGTCCTGCTCTGCACACCACCGCGGCAGAAACTCAAGTATCTCCCTGGCCTGATCAAGCGTGAGCATAAACTGTTCACGCTCTTTTTGTTTCCGAAGCCGGACCGCCTCCCCATCTTTCAGGTCACGGATCTGTATGTCAATGGCTTTGATCTTCGCCTCTGCCTCTTCGAGACTGTAGACCTCCGACTCATACGCCTGCTGGACGCGGCGTCTCTGACGTTCGAGGGTGGTTGTGTCTTCTCCCTGAAGCACCGCCGTGGATGACGGTGACGGATCTGCCGGACTGACATCACGCAAAGCTCTCTGCAACGCACGCGGCACAAGCGCCAGTGCCTCTTCTACACGCAAGCCGATGTGGTCCTTCTTGGTGCCCTTGAGTTTGCATCTCCAGGACCCATGATCGTGGCATAATCTCGCGCCACACACAGAGCAGACCAGCAGCCCAGAGAACGGATAGCGGTTATTGTGCGGGAAACCCTCGCGCCGTTTAAACTCCGCCAGGATGGATTGGTAATCATCCCAACTGTACAGCCCAACGTGCGCGCCGTCCTCGATGAGGTGATCGGCATTCAAAACCACCCGCGCTTTGCTGGCCGAGTTGGGATCTCGCTTCGTTCGGTAGCGCTGGAAGAATACCTTCCCTGCATAGAACGGATTGCGCAGGATCTTCTTCACAGTGGAGTGAGACCAGCCTTTGGCGCCTTCGGGCGTAGGTGTGCCGCGCTCGTTGAGACAGTCTCGAATGCCGTAGTACGAGGTGCCATTCAGGAACATCTCTTTGATCTCTATGACCACGCGCGCGTGAGAGGGGACCTGGATAGGAACCGCCTTTGTGTCCTGCTCCCTGCCCGGCGGCTTCGAGTATCCGTACGGAATGCGAATGGAAGGCAGCCCGGAGCGGACGCGAGCGGAAACGCCGAAGTAATACTTCCGCCGCAAATCAGAGATCGTCCATCTCGATATGATCTGATTGATACCCCGAACCATCGGCTCAGTGTCGGAAGCGTAGGGGCTGAACTCTTGAGGAGGAATAGGGTCTACGGGTTGGTTGACGGAGAACAACTGAATGCCATACGCCCCTAATGTCTTCGCGACCGGGTCTATTAGGTCCCTCAAACGATTGTAATCGAACAACATAAGGACATCATAGCGCCCATGTTTGCCGTCCTCCAACATAGTGCGAAGCGCGGGAATCTCTGCCTCTGCATCTCGGAGATTGACGAAGCGTGTACGGCTTTTCCCCGGGATCACGTACGGACCCGAAGACTCCACCCACCCGCGCGACGTGCCGACCGCGCGACATTTAGTTTCCTGTTCAGAGAGGGATGCTTTATCTTCGGTTGCTTGACTTGCTGTAGAGACGGCTGTGAGAATTGAAAATCTCATGTGACATAAAGCCAGTTGACGATAAGTACATAAGCGACAAAAGCAAAAAAGATGAAAGCCAGAACGTAGACAATCGCCATAACAACCTTATCCCAAAAAGTGTCCCTCCTTGGTGTGATAACGGGCGGCGGGATTGGTTGTAGAACACGTGGTTTATGGGTGTCTAGTAACATCTCGCAAGCTGTTCGATAATCCCCCTCGCAAATCTTCAATGCCTCCTGTGCCTTCTCTGGAGGAATACCGAATTCCCTTTGGATCTCAAAGAACAGGCTGATGTAATTCATCTCCCCACCCAATGAGCCTCGAACACTGCGCGCCGACCAGCGCGATATAAACTCTCAACAACCTGGTTTTTCAGTGCAAGCAAACTAAGTGCAGCGTCTAGCGCAATCAACTGGCCGATGCTCATCTTGTAGATTTTCCAATAATTGGGGTGATATGGTTTACGTGCTTTCACTCTTCGCGCGCTTTCCTGCCGGGGCTTTCTTATCGGGGGAGAGTAAGTCGATGGTCTTTTCGACAATTTCCCTGTCCCTTTCATTTGTGATGGATTCGAGCTTGCGTTCAACACGACGCACCCACTTGTCTTGAGTTGCTTCTTTTGGTTTTTCTATCAACCCCGCCGCATATAACACATCTACCGAATGAACCCCCAGGGCTTTCGCAATTGCTTTGGCTAGGTCAAGTCCTAAGTTGCGCCGACCAGACAGCACATCACTGATCGCCGCGTCGCTTACATCGGCGCGGCGGGCAAGCTCCGACTGTGATCGGATGTCTGCCCGCTTCATCTCATCTATCAGCCATTGACTGAAATTATTCATTGGCAATATTATGCACTCCCTTTGATTAGCATGGGCGTAATCCTTTTTAGCTCTTGACAAACCTAGTCTACTGTAGTATAAGAACTGTACTTAGCAACTGCTAAATACAACCAAGCAAAAGCGAAAGGCAAAGCGATGGCTACAGAAGATAACAAGGTTTGGGTCAACACCCTGATGGAAAAAGAACTAGCGGACAAGCTTGATGAAATGGTTACTGAATACGGAAGTAGCCGCGCTCAACTTGTCCGCCTTCTGATTCTAAATGAGTACGATAACCGCAAGCAGGTCAAGGGTTTCTTATCCGCAATGCGAAAGAAGGGGGTGATCAAATGACGACATCCCCCACTAACGCAGCCTATAGGGATCTGCTGGTCGAGATGAGTAACTGGCGCGAAGAACGCAGGATCTCGAATGTGAAGTTCTACAGCGACCGTATCACACTAATTCAGCCCGCGCAGAAAGCGTTCACAGTTCGTAAGGCTACCTGCGACATCTGCCTCAAGCCACAGGACCCAGGCATTCGCAATCTATTCTTGACCGGCACAGGCTCCCACCAGTTTCACGTGTGTGAAGCTTGCTGGAACGAGATCACGCAAGCCGCCGCCCTTCCCTTGTTAGTTTCCAATCAAACGGAAGTAACACTCACCCACCCGTAAATGCAAAGAGCCACCGATAGGCGGCGACTCTTTGATCAAGCGATGTGCCCCATAAATTAGGGACATTGCCAATTGTAACAGACGAAAGGACCAAGCGATGAAAAAACAAAAGGAACAACTTAAAAAAAGTATCCAATGGGAAATAGATCAGCGCATGAAGATGCTCGAAAAACTTGAGCGCGTACCTTGTGGTTTGATTTCCCAATGCTTCCCTGATGGGACATGGATAACGTACTGGAGTCAGGGATTTGAATTTACCTTGCCATTCAACTTTGAATTAATTGCACAGGTGCGCGCTTTCATGACCGAGCAATTCCCGGAATATAAACTCCTGCGAGAAAATCAATTCGTGTGGGATACATCAAAAACAGCCGGTCATTTTTTGGAGTACGAAACGCATGAAGAAGATCGTACAGATCGCACGTGGTTTCAATTTGGATTTCGTACAGATCACAAAGGAACAACCTGTGTGCTCAACAAGATCGGTGAAAAGACTGTACCAATCTTCGAAGTGATTTGCTCCGAGGGTGCAAAAGAAATAGCTGTGCAATCATGACCACCCACGATCAAACCACTACCCTACCAAAAACGAAAACTTGCCCCTGCGGTCGCCCTGCCGCCACTGAAAAAGAACATGCCGCCGCGCACGTCGCTGGTAAGTGTGGATTTTTCTTTGACTTCGGCAAGTATGCAAAGCAAGTTTTATTGAAAGCACAATCATGAACAACTCCCAACCCATCAACCCCAAGAACTATCAGCAATTGCACGCTCGATTAGTTCTCAAAACCGTGACAATCCCGGCCACGGCAACGCACGAAGGCCACTATAAGCGGACCGTCATTCTCAAATGGGAATGCCCCATCTGTGGAGGTCCACGCGGTGAACTCTTCGAGGGATTATCTTATGACGGCTCGCGCCGCATGACCGTGCATTGCTGGAAGAACCCATGCGGACACGTAGACACCTACGATGCAGTAAGAGCCGAAGCCCAAACCAACCCATACAACGAGGCGCAATCATGACCGCCCTCAACGACACCACCCAGACCAGTCAGACCTTCCCGTACAAATTCGGATTGGACTTCCTGCAAACAAAGGTGATTATTTTTAACACGATCAACCAACGGACGATGTCTCTCTCTCCCTCTGAACTGCAACAACGGGCAGCCGATCCAACCCTTGACCCGCACCGAAGCAATCTGTACAAAGCCGCGCTGGATTACTGGCAGTCACAACAGAGACGGTCATGATAAACCGCCGACGCAACTGGAAAGAGGACCTGAGCAAGCAAGCCCAGGAGCGCGCCAAAGCGAGAACAGATCTGCTGGTGCGTCTGGACGAAACCCGCAAAGAGATCAAGAAGTGTGGGCTGGACTTCCAGCAGCATGACCGGCTCAAGCTGGAGCAGCGGACGATCGTTGCACAACTCGCCACTCTATAGGTGAACCATGTTTGAAGTCGTGATCACTTCCGAAGACGATTCTTTTGACCAGACCGAAGCGCCGCGCGTGATCCGTGAATTTGTGTGCGGCGTGTGCGCAGGTGAACTGACGATCCTGTTTGGGAAATCTCACTGGCGCGTGTTGGTGGTCTGCCCTGAACACGGCAACGTAACGAAGTGCGGACGCGTGACGCGGACAACGGTCAGCATGGAAATGCAGCGGTCGTTATCGAAATTCAATTCTGTAATCCGCAGCCTCCCCGATCTATGGGGAGAGTTGATACCACCAAGACAAAGCAAAGAGCAGAACCTCAGGGAACTGGGGTTCTAAAGGAGATTTATATGAGTCCAATTTCAGGCCTTACCGATGCCCCCAAAGCATTCATGAAACTCGGGATGATCAAGAAGGGCGAGAAGCAACTCAAGACCTTCAAGAAACAAGACGGGACAACCTACGAGAAGGAGGTACCTGTGGACCTCGACTACTTCCGCATGATCTTTTCGCCCGGAAAACTAGCAGGCGAAATCGAAGCCGCCTTCCGCGCCGCTTACGGAGAAAAGCCGCAGGAGTTGAATGTTAGGTTTGCGGACGCTTCGATAAACGAAGTATGGGACGCGAACTACGAATGCTTCAAGCAGGGCGGCATGATTGCCAAGGCAGGCACCAACGAAAGCGGCGCTTACTGGATTTTCTACCGCGACCCGGATACGTCTGAAGTCCTGGTCCGCAACGGCTCCCCGGTTGGCGAGGAAGGCCGCAGGTTCTTCGAGAAACCCATCGACCTGAGCGCGCCGATCTATCGCAACTCAAAAGACGAACCTGTCCTTCTCGAACCTGTTGGGCGCTTGCAGGTTGTTATCCCTGAAGTGGCACATCTGGCTGTTGGCTACTTTGTGTTTCAACCACTAAGCCCGCGCGACATCCGAAGCATCTCTTCCGAGATCGCCATGTATGCGGCGATGGCTTCCTCCTATGGCAACTCCATCACAGGCATTCCGTTTGTTCTCGGCAGGCGCAAAGAGAGTGTCACCAAGAACATGAACGGCAAGTTATCCAAGGGCGATTCGTGGCCGGTGCATCTGACCGCTGGCGGCGCGTGGGGCAGGCAAGCTATCGAGATGATCGAGCGCCTCGCCTTGCCGGAATACATCGAGGCGGAAGTGAAGGATGCCCCAACGCAGAACGCGCCTGACGCAGACGGCTACCCCCCGGAGCCGGATGTCCAGCCGGTCGAGATGTCCTACGAAGAAGCCAGGCAGATGATCATACTCACCAAGCAGGGCAAGGAGAAGTTCATAGGTGAGTTGACTGACGATCAACTGAACAGGATCATTGCCAGTTCGCCGGACGCCGCACAGCGCGAAGCCGCTCAGGTTGTTCTAAAGGTCCGCAGCCTGGAACCGCAACCCTAACCAATTCCCTATACCAAAGGCTGGGACGTGCGGAAGGCCACGCCCCAGCTGGAAGGAGAACACGATGAAACGAAAATCCACAGGCAAATATCCCGACGACTGGAAAGAGATCGCCAAGGCAGTGAAGGATGCCGCTGGGTGGTGTTGCGTTCGTTGCGGTAAGCCGCACGACCCGGAGAACGGATACACCCTGACGGTTCACCATCTCGATCTCAACCCTGCGAATTGTGCGTGGTGGAACATCCCGCCACTTTGCCAACGTTGCCACCTGTCAATTCAAGGCAAGGTCATTATGGAGCGTGACTGGATGTTCGAGCACTCTCAATGGTTCCGTCCATATGTGGCGGCGTACTACGGAGTACGAGCCGGGCTACTGCCCGTCACGATGGATTACTTCGACAGTCTCGCAATGGTTCGACGTGAGTTTATTGCCTTATTCGAGAACAACCTTCTTGTCCTCGGGCAGCCACCAACACATTCGACAGGAGCAATGCAATCATGACTGAGCAACGAGCAGACTACACCACGCGCGGCAAGACGATCTTCAAGGTTGAGAAGAACAAAGACAACCCCTTCGTGATGATCGACCGCCGACCCATTGAAAATTCAACTCTGTCATGGAGGGCGAAGGGCGTGTTGACTTATCTCATAAGCCGCCCAGAGAACTGGATTGTAAGACTCGGTGATCTGGTGAAGCGATCTCCTGACGGCGTCTTTGCTGTGCGCGCCGCCTTGAAGGAACTAAGTAAAGCAGGCCATATCACCAGAAGAGAAGAACGCGACGAGAGCGGGCGCTTCAAACAGTATGTCCTGGAAGTCCACGAGATACCGGTTACTTTGCCGCCTACTAATTTACCGCAAGCGGTAAAACCGCAAGCGGGAAACCTCACGCTTAACGATAGTGATCTTACCGATATTCATGAGGAGGAGGAGGGTGACCCCAAAACACAGAACCTCTTCATGCTCTACACCCAGGAGATCGGCCTACTAACTCCACTAATCGCAGACGCCATCGAGGACTGGGAAAAGGATGTCCCAGAGAAGTACATCCGGGACGCCATTGCCGAGGCAGTGAAGAGTAACGCCCGAAGCTGGAGGTACATCGAAGCCATCCTGAAGCGCTGGAAGTCCCAAGGCAATCAGGAGTCCGCGAAGAAACCCGCCCGCGCCAATGGGCACCGCAGCAACGGCAAAGCCAAAGCCACTCCATTCGAGCCGGTCCAACTGACGGAAGAACAACGCGCCGAGTTGCGGCGCCAGGCACAGGAAGCCTTTGGAGGTACCAAGTGAACCAAACAACCTTAGCGAAATCAGCGGAACACCTGCGCGCCAAGCTTCAGGGCAGTGGCTTATATCAACCCATCAGCGACGAAGAGTACGAGCGCTTGAAGGTTGAGCAGATGACCAGACTGGCAGAGCGCGAGTGCCAAGCCTTCAAGCTGGACTATGCCCGCATGGGACTGGAAGAGGACGAAGCGGACCTCAGCTGGTCGGCGATCAAGACAGGTATATCAGACGGCGTGAAGGCACGCGATGCAGTGAAGGATGCTTACAAAAAGGGGTTCGGCATGGTCTTCCTGTGGGGGAGCTGGGGTCAGGCCAAGACCCTGACTGGCAAGATTCTAACCGCGACGGCTTTACGGGATGGCAAGAGCGCGGCGTATGCAAACATGTCGATGGTCCTGGATGACATCCGCCTGGCATTCGACGAGCGGGAGCACAAGACCACAGAGCTACTCCGCCGCATGGACTGGTGGATCAAGCGGGACGTTCTGTTCCTGGACGAGCTAGATAAAGCGAACTCAACAGAATGGGCACAGGAACGGATCTTTCAACTGCTGGACCAGCGCTACACGCGCGCCATCCGGGAAGATGCCCTGACTGTAGTCGCCTCGAACGGCAGCGACAAGGAACTGGATGGCTATCTCAAGAGCCGCTTGAACGACCGCCGCCTGGGGCCGGTGGTGTATCTCAATGGACCGGACGGACGCGAGTCCATGCCGGACGGGTATAGGTACTGAGATGACCGCCTGCCCGCATTGCGGCTTCGACCCTGACTGCGACCCGACGACGCTTGTCTCCATCCGCGGCAGGAAGCAGCGCATCGTGGAAAGTGTCGGCTTGATCGACCCGGAAGCACTCAGGCAAACACGCGGTCGGCAAATACTACTTGTGTGTACGGAGGCACGACATGAAGAACACGAAGAACGAACAGACCAATACCAACTGGAACAACTGGAAGCCAGGCAGCGGGCGGCGCGGCTGGTCTCCATTCGCCAAGCCTATCCCTCCGGTGAGGGACGGCGCGACGGGCCATCCAATAAAGAACGGAAAAACGGATTGGGGTCGCGTGATCCGAGAAAGCAACGAGAAACATAATGGCAGCTAGATTGATCCGCAACGCCTACGCAATTCTATTTGTCGTGATCGTCCTGGTCACACTGCTCACGGAGAAATAACATGATCAAGTTTCTTATTCCCCTCGCTTTTATTCTCATGCTTTTATTTCTGCTGTGGATTGTTCCTACCAGAAAAGATGATGGTGTTGACCTGGGCGTCATCATTGGCAACATCAAAGACGAGCAACGCGAGGACAAATAAAAAGGCAACATACCATGCCAAAAGATTATGAAAAGCCGCCCTATAAATCGAATGTGGATAAGTACCAGTCGAACATCGATAAATACAAGCAAGCTGAAAAGAACGATAAGCCTCGTCAGTGTCCAGCGGATAGCGACCACACAAAGACACCGCCAAAAAAGAAGGCGAGCTAACACTTAAATACTCGTCCTCAACGGCGAGCTTGGAACTTCCGCTGAGAACGAGCAGGCGTATTGTAACTGAAAGGAGCTTGGAGCTATGACAAAAGCGATATTGATTTTATTTCTACTGATCATCCTGACGGCGTGCTCACAAGATCCGTGGGCGGCGGATCAGATCGAAGCGCAGGCGAAGGCCAACGAAACCGAGATGAGAGCAGAGCAATACGCACTCACGCAGGAACAGCAGAGGCAGCAAGCTGCGGACCTGCACGCGGTCCAGATGGAACAGGAGCGTTTGGAGCAGGCCCGCCGCGAAGCAGTTGAGCAGGATGTACGTGACGGCTGGATAACTATGATCCGCTGGAGCTTCCTTTTCCTGACCGCTGGTATGGTGTACGCCATCTTCGAGGGAACGAAGTCGACAGTCGCCGCGTACCAAACAGCGGCCGCCGGAATTGCCAATGCCATTGCTCAATCTGCCGAAATCAGATCACGCCTTGTCTACCTGGATGACGGCCGACAGTTCCCCGCGTTGGTGGATGCGGAGACAAACATGATCACAGACATCACGACCGGCGCGACCGTTGCAACCGATGAGTCTCATCCTGGCGACCCGCAAGCAATCGCCGGAGCCATTGCAAATCGACACGTCGGCATCGTTGCGAAAGAGACACGCAGGTCACATAAAGACACCGCACCATCTACCGCGCTGGCGCAGAACCCGCCGATCATCGAAGCGAAGTTTTCCGATGTGCGTGAATATTTTGACAGAGTGACAAAGCAACCGAAGGCAACAACACACTTGACACACAAAGAAGGTGAGCGATGAATATCCTTGAAATTCTCGACGAAATCGAAAGGGCATATCCGCAGGATGTTTTTCCTGACACAACACAAGGCGAACGGGATGATGTGATTGAGCGTTATCCTGGCTTTATTGACCGCACATCTGCAATGATGGGTAGACATCTCGCGAAAGTCATCCGCGAGAAAATCACAGCAGACATGGCTTGGCGGGAGCGATACGAGAAGCAGCTTGTAGCGCGTGGGTACATACGGCAGGATGCTCATGAGAGCGCGGATGCAGCAGATAATCCAGACAACGAAGACCCGGAAGACGCAGCAAATGATGAAGCCGATTACGCCATGTACGAGTGACGTCGCGTGTGTCAAGTATATGATTACCCAACAGAAGGACGCATACCATGAATAAATTTTCTCAAACCACTCCGCAGGTGCAGCCGCCACAACCGCCATCCTATTCAGACAAATCCTTTTTGTTTTCGTGGATAGCTGGGGTTGGCTTGCCGATCATGCAGGCGATCATCACCGGCACATTCATAGCCGCGTTGGTTAGCTTCATGCTTTTCAAGTTTGACGCTGACGACGTCATTGGGTGGACGTTCTTCACGTGGCTACTTGTCTCGGGCGCCACATGGATCTGGCTACACAAGAACTGGCTGAACGTCTCTCGCCTTGAAGAGTGGCTGGGCGTGGATCTCGACAACGATAAATTTATCGGCGAGCCTCCGCAGCGCGTGACCATCACCGTGAACCACGTAAAAGAGAACCAACACGTGGAACAAATGCAGCACACCTTCTCGGTGAGCGACCAGCAGCTCCAGCGTTTCTTTACCACAGTCAAGACCTCGACACGCGAAGGGAAGGGTATCTCCCGCCGGCAGTGGACACCCAAGAATGTCAACGGTTTCTCGGAGGGTGAGTGGGACGCGTTCTATGCCGAGCTGGTGAAGCAGCGATTGGTGACCATCAAAGGGAATGAGTGTGTACTGACGGAGGAAGGCGAGGAGATCGCCGATGGTTGGTACTCGCGTGAGCAGGCAGCACCCCCCTCCCCCTCCGAGTCGGAGGGGTGAAAACTAGGGTACGTACCCCACCCACCGCCACCCACCGCGGCCCACCGGCGAAATGCGGTTCGCGACTACTGGAACAGCGTTTATGTAACGGCTCGTTACAGCACCAAGGATATTGATGGAGAGTAACCATGAGTGTTTCATCGTCTAAGGCGAAAAAGTTTGCCAGAGAGCTTCTCAGAGAGAATCGCTCTGGCGCAACCTGGCGCGATCTTTCGGAGAAATACGGCGTCAATCACGTCACGCTCAACCGCATTGCAAAGAGCCGGGGCGAATGGATTCCGAAGGACGAAACCATCTTGAGGAAGCTCAGACTGCTTACTGTCCGTTCTCCCTATGCCATTATGCCGCGCTGGTGGGAGAGGACGCCGGAGACATTGAGGCTCTTTAGGTATATCCAAAACCAAGCCAGAATATTGAGTAACGAAACGCGGTCTGGACAGTATGCTTATAGGAAAAAGAAAAAGGTTACAGGTGGTTGAAAGTGACACGCCAATGTGCTACAATAACTTTGTCACAGTCACGTTCGGAGGCGCTTTGTGTTTCTACCCAAAGAGCCGTCTATCTGTATGCGTCTCCCGTGACTGTGACAAGCGCGTGGAAACAACAGGTAGGCGGCTTTTTGATTCGGAGGCAGTAATGAAATTATCAGATCTATTACCGATATGTGGAATATATAAAATTACCAACACCGAGAACGGAAGGATTTACATAGGGCAATCAACCAATATTCCATATAGGTGGGCGGGTCATGTTAGTCAGCTGGTAACAGGGAAGCATGGCAACACTGGCTTACTGGAAGATTTCCAAAAAATGGGAGCCGATGTGTTTACGGCGGATGTGATTGAGAAATGTGCCAAGGAGTTACTGTGTGAAAGAGAGAGACATTACATCTCCCTCTACTATCAGGAGGGGCACTCTCTCTACAACGCCACCAAGGATAGCAACGGGCAGACTTACTTGTTTGTAAAAAACGGCGGTAAAAGATGGGTGTGGGATTACGAAACACATTCCACAACACTTGAAGACTGAGAGAGAAGGAGATACCAATGAAGAAACTGATTGAACATCTATCATGGTTATGGCGGCGACTGCGTTACCGAGCCGTGCGATGCGATGGAGGTGAGCGATGATCGACAATGACGACGTAGAAATTATCGAGTTCCTTGAAAAACTAGCGGCGTTCAACACGCGTAAAACTGATCTATGTATTCATTGTGGAAAGCAGGTGATTGCGCTTGAGCAGATCGGTCGGTGTACTTACGCCCGCCCATGCGGTTGCAGATTATGGCAAGGCAAAATACCAGAAGCATGGAGAGCAAAATCAAAATGACAACCTTAACAAAATCAACAAGCAAAGTCACCGGCTACGGCCGCGACTACGTTACACCCATGCTCGGCTCGAAGAACAAGCCGGAGATCCTGCGCGCGATCGCCACACTCGGCGAGATGAACGACCGGCACACCGCGGCGCTCGGCAACCGAGACAGGCAAGCCCTGCTCAATCTTGCGATTGAATACGAAACACTTGGCAGGCATGGCGGATGTCCAACGCTGGCGAGGATCATACGAGCGGAGGCGCTTGGGATTTTCTGCCCCGAATGCGACAGTGCAATCCTGCCATCGCAGTATTGCATGATGGGTCATTGGTGTGGAGAACGTCCCGCCGCCACGGATGGCGATGTGATATCCGATCAGGCAACGCCACAGATGGCGGTGACACCATGAAAACGAACAAGACACTCATCAAGGAAATGCGCGGCGAGTTGCGTTACTGGCAAATGATGGTACGCCTCGATATTCGGAGCTTGAAGCTGACAAGGATCAAGTGTAAAGAGATCGCCGCGAAGATGCGGCAACTTCAACAGGTGAAACCATGAAGAAGAGACAATGGCGAATAGGATGGAGACCAATAGACAAGGCGAGCGCGGTGCCTGTGTGGTTAGGTAGAACACCGTTCGATTGCTTCGATGATGCAGACCGCGTCGCGAGTGAGTTGAATAAGTCTGACCCCCTGCATCACTACTGTGTTGACTTGGTTCCGGAAGATACCGCCAATGCTGGTGGTGCTGAAGAGAAGGTGAAGGCGTGACCAAGGAAGAACTCTGGACGCGGGCGGTAGATTACACGCTCAGTCATTATGCTAATCGCTGGGTGGAGAGGGTTATTCGCCAGTTGATCGACGACTGTCACGGCGATGTAACACTTGCCTTGAAGCAATTCAGCCGCAAAGATGAGCGGCGGCATTCATCGATGGCAGAGACGTGCGGAAACTTCGGGTTGCACTGGGGCAGTATTGATGTGGAGTGTCACGGTAGTGCGGCGTCTACTCCGGTCAGTGCCTGGATGGATGGTGGATGGACGAAGCGTAAAGCAGACCTCACTATCACCTGGCGCGAGATCTTTGAATATGTGAAGGCTGGCAATACCCGCGCTGTGCAACTGGATTTGTTCACGAATTTGCAATGAGCAAAAGGTTACACCCTCATTGCTTCCCGGTCGCGCTCGTTATACAATCTTTTCAACAGTGCTCGCCAATCAGCGGACACACCCGAGGAGAAATATGTTTCCACAAAAAGAGTATAGATACGTTTGGTACAAGTGCGGCAAGTGCGGCCATCGGTGGTGCGGTCCTGCTCTTGATGTGTCGTTGAAATGCCCGCTGGATAGTGCGCCCCTTATCGTGGATGGGCCGGCTGAAAGGCTGTGTACTGATACTGACCATGTCGGTCCCTATGTGCGAACGCCTGAAGGCAAGGCGAAATGTACTGCGTGTGGCGAAGAGTGGTGATCACCCTTAATCTAAAATATGTTCAACAGTGCCCGCCAATCATCAAGGAAGGCAGACATGCTCCAAAATTTATCGTCCGTCCTTAGCGAAGATCAGTTACAGCAGGTCCTGGACTTACTCATGAGACTGAAAGAGCGGGCCATCGACCGGGGGTGTGAGCAGTCGCTTACGATAGTGATCAATGACAAGGGTCTGCCTCGTCACATCAACGGCACAGACAACGTCCGGGCAACTGTGCCGAAAATATATAAGTCAGAGTGAAAGGAAAATCTAATGTCTCTAACAACTGAAGCTCAGCAAGTCCCGCAGATCCAGATCGCAAAAGAAACGTTGATCAGGTCCGTCGCCGTCCTGCGCGATGAGTGGAGTGGTTTAGAGCTACGTCTCCAAGGGGTTATCAGGCCGGAGGGCAATAAGCCGCCTGTGCCAGATACCCCCAAAGTCCAGGCGCAGCCTATGGCCTTGCTTGCAGTGGAACTCAATGAAATCATTATGCAGATCGACGAAGTTTCCCATCAGATCACAGACATCAAGCGGAGACTTGAAGTCTAGTGATGGTAGAATAACCACGCCAACCAAATATATTTTCGTCCGACAGCAGAGAAACGGGACACCCCAAGAGGTGCCCCGTTTTTTTGTTGTCCCCAATCAAAAGGAGATCCCCATGCTTGACCCTGTTGTTCATGCCGCGCTCGTTACTGTGTTTGCCTGGCTGGTCCAATTGCTTTTCAAGGCACTTGGACTCGACCTCGGCAGCGAAACCGCTACCGGACTGGCGCAGGTGATCGTCGCCTACATCCTTTCATTGTTCGGTTATAGCCTATGGTTGCGTGCTTCAGCGAAGTCGCGCGGCCTGCTCCCGAATGACCTTCCCCGTTACCGCCCTCCGTTCACCTAGTGCATACCGACGTACGAAACATCGTGTCTGTGATCTCGGCCATGCGCGAGCAGTTCAATCACCACGGCCCGCGCGTGGCAGGCTATGCCGTGAAGCTGGCGGAGGTCTGCGGTATGACGAGGAACGAGATCGGCCTGGTCGCGGCCGGCGCCGCACTGCATGACATCGGAAAGATCTTCATCGATGCTGACCTCCTGAACGCGCCGCGCAAACTGACCACCGCAGAGAGGAACGAGATGAAAAAGCACGTAGCTCTGGGGTGGGTTGTGGTCGAGCGGGCGGGGTACGAGCAAATCATTCTCGACATCATCCGGTCTCATCATGAGAAATGGGACGGGACCGGCTACCCCGACAAGCTGCAAGGGCAGGAGATACCACTTGCCGCGCGGGTGGTGACTATCTGCGATGTGTATCAGGCGATGACCGCGGAGCGTTCGTATCGCGGACCCTGCACGCACGAATTCACACGCACCTACATCGAGCACGGGCGAGGGACGTACTTCGACCCGCGGCTGGTGGATCTGTTCTTCGAGCAGGTGCTCACCGAGAGAGGCGAGAAAAAATAATGTCACCTGAATTCTGGACGCTGATCGGCATTGTTGTTTTGCAACTGGCGGGCATGTACAACAATTACCAGACCCGCCGGGCGGAGAAGCCATTGACCACCGCGCAATCCGACTCTGTGATGGGGGATGCCCTGGAGAAATTGGGTCAGGAATATTCAAGAGCGCTGACAACGATCAAGGCTCAGGATGAGGAGCTGCATGTCCTGCGGCCGGTGCTGGTGGAGATCGCAACGGTAAAACAGCAGACTACCCAGGCGATAAAAGATAAAGGTGACTGGAAACACTACGCCGAAAAACTGCGGCAGCAATTGGAGGAGCATGAAATACTGCCGATCCCTTTCCGGCGCTATCCCTCCAATGGCGACAGCGACAAGATGAAAGCCATCACCCAGGCGCAGGTGGAAGCGGCGAAGGAGAGTAAGCATGTTCAATAAGATCAGGAACTTTGTTGTCAGCCTGGTTGCGCCCAAGCACCGCGCCCAGGGGATAGACGGCTCGCACTGGTGGGGTGTGTTCCGCCCGGAGCAGGCAAAGAAGCCGGTGGACTTCATCGTCGTCAAGGCCACCCAGGGCAATAACATGCTCGACTCTGCCTTCAAGGAAAACTACAAGGCGTCTGAGCAGATCTCTGTCCGGGGTGCGTACCACTACCAGAAGTCGGGTGTGTCGTGGGTTGCCCAGGCGGAATTCTTTCTGCGGACTGTGACGCTTTGTGATCTCCACATTTATGCTCTCGACGTGGAGAAGGCATACAACGAAGGAGCTTTCACCGATCGCGCAGCTGGCGACACGTTCTTCGGCGACATGCGCCGCATCCTGGATTACTGGCGGCAGCACGCGCCGGCCAAGGTGCTGGTCGTACTCTATACCAACACCGATATCTACCAGAACTATATCCACCCCGCAATCAAGAGATTGTATGGTGCAGAGGGTGTCATGTGGCTGGAAGAGTTACCTCTCTGGCTGGCGAACTACAACGGGCAGGGCGTGGACGGCGGTCCGACCATGCCGAAGAACCGCACAGCCTCGTGGTTATTCTGGCAGCACAGCAGCAACGGTAAGAAGGAAGACTACGGCACGAATGGGGATGCGGACCTAAATGTCTACAACGGGACAGTCGAGGAGATGCGCGCCCGGATCCTCGGACTGGTAACACCTGGACCCACACCCGAGCCGCCGCCGGTGGTGGTGCCGCCTCCCATGGAACAACCAGCGACCGAGAAGGAAACATGGACCGGGCGGGTCGTTGCCTTCGACCGCATGGTCGTCCGATCGTACCCCTCACGCGTGGCGAGCTTTGACACCCGGCTTCGTCTTATTCCCGGCGAACTGGTGAGTGGCAAGCTGTGGCAGGGGAATGAGTATGTCTGGATGCAGCTGGACGCGAGCAATGCTCCTGCCTTTACAGGCTTGTGGGTTGCGGTGCGGAAGATTGGCGGTGACGGCTTTATCAAGCTCGACCAGCAGCCGAAACCGCCAACGCCACCAGTAGAAGGGGAGCTGGTGACTGTCGTGTGGGATGACCAGAACAGCGACTTCAACTTCAAGAGCCGGACACAACAATCTGATTGGTCATCGGCAGATAACCCACCCGCGGTCAACCGTTACTATCCAGAGATGAGAGAGAAGGGCGGTGACTTCCGCGTCAATCTCGCGAAGCCTGACTGGAAAGCGGCGATCATTGCGGTAAATGGCGGGGACGAACAGAAGTGGAAGTACCTGACCACTCCGTCTACCGCGCAGTACAACGGTACTGGATGGCCGATGCAGGCGTACCTCGCCATGAGTGGAAACAAACTACGAGGCGAGTTCGTGGGGGACTGGTTCCGGTTCGATACCCTGAAACCCGGTGACGTTGCGCGTGCGCGCGGCATGACCATCGAGACACATCCGCATCTGGTGCATCGCTTTACGTGCGTGACATTTGATCGAGAGACAAGAACTACTAAACGCATTGAATCAACTGGAACCCCACGCGGGCAGGTGTACTATTTTCTTGTAACCAAAGAGGGTTACGGCTTCATCCCGAAGCGACATGTGGTGAAGGTGTGAAGAGCAAAAGAATGGATCATTTATCTGAAACAAAAGTCCCGCCGAAGCGGGACAGGTGATTGGATGATGATGTTACTTTTTCTTGGTGCTGGGTCTACCCCTCGGATTACTCCCCGGCTTGACGGGTGCTTTGCCGTTATCCCGGCTGCGCTGGGAGCGGAGTTCGCTGGGGATGGCGCGGAGAGTGGAGGCGGCCTGTGATTTGGAATAGCCCTCTATCTCTCTCGCCCACGAAACGATTTTTTCAATCGGTGCGGTTGCAACCCATTCCATGTGCTCATCCCAGTTTGACCAATCGTAGAAAATCGTTTCTTCGTGTTTGGTCAGTTCTGGATTATCTGCGACACGCTGTTTTGCAATCTGTTCGTTGTTCATTTCGTCGCCTCAAGTGCCGCTTCAAGATCGCGAAGCAGTCCAGCTTTGATCTGGCGACCTTGCGAGAGATAAATGCCCATGAATTTTACGGTTTCGCGAGCTTGCGCCTTACGTTCACTTCGGTTCTCGTGTCAGTGTTTCAAGTTTGTTTTGAATTTCGTTTGTATCCATCGTCTTATCTCCTTGATTGACTGTATTATAACCCAACGTAGGGTTTTGTCAAGGGTAAACAGCAAACTCGTTTTCGCCAATAGAACGGATATTTGATGGCAGAGAAAAAGAAGCCTGCTAACAGGCAAACAACAGGCAAGCGCAGACCGCCGAAAAACGCATGGCCAAAGGGCCAGTCAGGCAATCCGGCGGGTAGACCAAAGGACGGCGAGAGTTGGTCCAAGATCATCAAGGACATTGGTGATATGTACCCTGGTGATCTGCTTGCATTCATTGGAGAAACCAACGACCTCGGCAGGCAGATCAAACTACTCCCACCCAATGTGCAGATGAAATATCTCGTGACCGCTCGCGTGTATGCGGCGCTGATGTTCGAGCCGACATCTGGTTTATGGAATGGGTTGATGGATAGAGCCGACGGGAAAGTCCCGGACCGCCTGCAGCTGGAAGGCAAGCTGAATGTGGATGGATTAGATCAGGCATTGGACAATATTTATGGTCGTAACAATCCAGGCTGACGAACGAATTGAGAATATGCTGATCGCCATGCGTGACGCCGGCTGTCCACGCGACCAGGCAGAGTGTTTCGCGAAGGCTGGGTATGTTCCGCTTGCAGGAATGCTTCCCTTCCACGCCGCGGCCAGGGCCGCAGACAAACAGGGTGGGCCGGAGTGGATTGCACTTGGCGGCAAACGTGGACCGGGAAAATCCCACGCGATCATGGCGCAGTGCCTAGACGACTGCCTGCGGGTGGATGCTCTCAAGGTTCTCTTCCTGCGCAAGATCATGAAGGCAGCCAGGGAGTCGCTTGATGATATTGTACGCGGCGTGTTTCGCTACACCCCCCACACACCGACTGCCGACGGCGTCTCGCTCAAGAACAGCTCAAGGATTGTGATCGGCGGCTTCAAAGACGAGAAGGATATTGAAAAGTATTTGGGTATCGAGTATGACGTGATCGTAATTGAGGAGTGTACGCAGATCAGCGAGACCAAGAAGGATAAACTGCGCGGGTCGTTGCGCACCTCGAAGCCGAACTGGAGACCAAGGATCTACCTGAGCACCAACGCCGACGGCATTGGTCTGTTGTGGTTCAAGCGGATGTTCATTGAGCCGTTCCGCAAGGGGATTGAGAGGCTGACGCGCTTCTTTGATGTAACCCACATCCATAACCCATTCACCAACCCGGAGTATCACGCGTGGCTGGACAGTCTAACCGGCCCCCTCGGTAAGGCGTGGCGAGATGGAGACTGGGACGCGTTCGCAGGCATGGCCTTCCCTGATTGGAATCGGGAGAGACATGTCGTCCGGCCGTTTGAGATCCCTGCGCACTGGCTGAAATGGAAAGCTACTGATGGGGGGTTCCGTTCGCCGTTCTGTAATCACTGGTTGACCAAAGACCCCGACACGCGCCGGGTCTACATCTATCGGGAATATTATCAGGCTGGTCTCACCGACCGGCAGCAGGCGCGCGGCATTCTGGACATGTCACCAGAGAGCGAGACATACTTTGCACACTACGCCGACCCCGCCTTATGGCAGCGGAAGAACATGGAAGGAAAGGTTTATTCAACCGCCGACGAATACAAAGCGGAGGGGATACTACTTACAAAGGCCGACAACGACAGGCTCTCAGGCATCCGCAAGATGCACAACCTGCTTGCAGATCTTCCCGACGGTGAGCCAGGCTTGCAGGTATTCGAGACATGCCCGCATCTGATCGAACAGATGTCATCCCTCGCGTCTGACAAGACCAACCCGGAAGATGTCGACACCGACCAGGAGGACCACGCGTATGACACCGCCCGCTACGGCCTGACCAACGAACGGAAAGCCGAGCAGAGACAATCACCGAAGGACCAGCAACGCCACCCGATGGCAGGAGTGAGAGGATTATGACGACAATCGATTTATCAACCGAAGAGATCCAGAAGCTACGCATCCGGCGCGAGCAGATCAAGACCAGCTACGGCGAACGCAACCAGCTCTTCACGCGCTACGAAGAGATCTACTTTATGAAGAACATCGAGAAGCCGAAGGATAGCGGAGTCGACCCCAACGACTGGAAGATCACAGCCTCCCCAGGTGGGCGGGATAAAGTCACAGGACTAAAGCGCATCCTCGACACATCCGAGATCCACATCAAGGTTAAGGATAAGACAGGCGAGCCGGCGCAAGAGTCGGACAAGATCGAAGCAGCACTCAAGACCATGCTCAAGATCAGTGGTGAATACAAGAGCGCGCGCACCGAACGCGATACCAACCTCGCCGCGATCCTGTATGGACCAGTTGTGCTGAGTGTCAATAGTGTGGATGACCTGATCGAAGCCAGGAAAGGCTATGATTCCCCAACGGATAAGTTCATCGTCAACCAGCTCAAGACCATCCGCAAGCGGACGCCGTTCCTATTCGACACACTGAACCCGAAGGAAAGCTACCCGGAGTGGGGACGGTATGGATTGAGTGGACACCTGCAAGAGTACATCCTCAAGGGTTATGAGATCAAGGAGGAATGGAGTTGTGACCCAACGAAGTTCAAGGACGATACAGACTACACCGTGCAGGACTTCTTCCACTATAACCAGCGGCTGGTGGAGTGCATAGGTGTGACGCTCTTTGCCGGCGAGTGGCTGAGCATTGGTGAGTCAGGAGAGTACGAAGGTGTGACCTCGATCCCGATCTTTGTCAGGTATGCCGGCGGCTCGACGCTCTTTCATAAGCCGGAGGAACAGCTTCAATCCTTCCTGTATGCGTATGCCAAGGGCGAATGGGATAAGCGCGAGAACCTATTCTGGACCTATCTCTTCACGGCCATCTACACCCAGGGCTTGCCCGGTCCGACAATCCTGCGCGACCCGGACGACACCAGCGAGATCAAAGTGGATTACACCGGCGGCGTGAAGATCATCACGACCAAAGGCAAGATGGAGAACGTGCAGGTGATCGACGGCGATGTCATCCAGCTCAAGAACTTGATGGAGCAGCAGACCGGGCAGTCAACCATTCAGGAACAGACTATCGGCGGGGCATCAGACGCCGCGACCTTTTCCTCCTATGTTATGCAGATGAACGCCGGCAAACTCCCGGCCATAGACCCAATCGAAGCACAGGAGCAGTGTTACAAGGACTCATTCCTGCACATCCTGCAACGCATCAAAGCCGAGGGGATCGAGAATGACCTGATCGCGCCCGATGAGATCCCCGATAACATCGAATTGGAAGTGGCGCTTGAACCCGACTTACAGCAGGACGACCTCCGTAATAGCCAGATCGTGACGCAGCTCAAAACCTCCGGCGCGAATGTCTCAGACGAATGGCTCAACACAAACCTATTGAAGATTGCGGATAGCAATGCCATGTTCCGGCAGAAGACCAAGGAAGAGTTCCGAAAAGCCATCATCGGCAACATCCTGCAAAACGAGGAGATCATGCAGCAGTTCATCATGGCAGCCATGGGACAGGGAGGGCAGCCGAAACAACCTGAAGTACCACCAGGAACGGCGGTACCACCAGGTGAAGCGCAGTCAGGAATGCACCAGATGCCGGACGGCTCGATGATGCAAGACAGTGAGATGCCTCCACAAAGCGGACAGCCGGGACTGGAAGAAATGCCGATGACGGACGCAATGCCGGGACCACAGGAGAGACCCAATGGACGACTTCGATCTGCGTGACGTGATGCTTGAGGCGACCGCCGAAGTTCAGGAACTTATCCGGGAAGTGATGACCGAACTCGCCGAACCCCAGATGAAGGCAAAGGTCCGGGAAGCCTGGATGAGTGCGCCTGACGAGATGAAGGATCAGTTTGCCAATGAACGACCGGAAGAATACCGTGCGCTGATGGCGGCTATGGAAGAAAGGAGTTAGTTATGGCAAAAGTAAACAAAGCCAGGGAACGTTTCGAGGCAAAGAAACGATATAACCAAATCGTGTCCGAGTTGAACCAGCAGCGCGCGACCGGCACCAACGTGGCAGCCAGCCAGTCCAGACCAGACGCAATCACACCCGGCGCGCCGACACCGCCCCAATCGTGGAACCAGATAGCTCAGCAGTACCAACAGCAATACGGAACGCCGACGGCTCCCGTCCCAGGCGACAGGACAGTCCAGAACCCGGAACTGAAGTACAACAATCCATCCTGGCTCAACGTCAATAGACCAGCGACCACCCCGGCTAACCCCTACGGCATACAGCCATGGCAGATCGCGCAGCAGCAGACACTTGCCGCCCAGCCGTACAACAACACAGCCCAGAACCCGGAGTTGAAATACAACAACCCCGCATGGATGAGCGTCAACATGCCGGCTTCTGTGCAGCCTCCCGCGTGGTGGAACCAGATAGCTCAGCAATATGCACAGCAAGGGGCGGCACGTGGCCCGATCCAGCCACCCGAATCACCACGGGACGACTTCTACTTCCGGCACCCCGGCACCCCAACCACGCCGACTACATCAACCACTTCAGGCAGCGGAGGGTATGGCTATGGCGGGTATGGCAGCAAGAAGCGTCGAGGTGGTGGAGGCAGCAGGTATGGAGGGTATCAGCCGCAGCAATATGAAAAGGCTCAGTACGACAACGCGCCGGCCTGGGCACGTGGTCTTGCGAACTGGTCGATAGGCTAGGTGTTGTGTGGCGAAATCAAAATATAAACAATTTCATGATCATCAAGAAATAGAAGTGCGTCCTGGTGTAGGTCTGAATTTTGCGTGTTGTGATTGCGCGCTCGTCCACGATCTGCAAGTTAGACTCGAAGGCGGTAAGGTTTTTGTTTCATTCACGAGAAATAATCGCGCAACGGGTGCCCTTCGTCGGCACTACAATACCCCGGCATTGGCACAACCTATCACTACAACTAGAAGGACAAATGGCAAATAAATACTGGCAGCGCCCGAAGAAACCCAAGCGTATCGACTCGCCCGCCCAGCGCGAGAAGATGGACCGCTACCTTGAGAAGTACGGACTTCTGAACTACCAGACGGAGGGCTTGTCTACTCAGGACATCGCTGATCGTTATGCGCGGGCACGCGTCAAGGTGCAGGATAACTGGTTCGAGCAGAACTATGACGCGCCGAAGCCTGATCCAAGCTGGTACAACCAGCCGACACAGCCAGCGCCACAGCAGAGCCAGAGCCTACAGATCAACTACAGCACCGCGCCCAATGGACTACTCATAAAGCAGAAGACAACGCAGCCAGCCGCCAGCCCGACGTTCCAGCCAACCAGACCGCTGACACAATTGCAGATCGCGGCGGGGTATGGGTATGAGCCGACGAAGTACGACACAGGGAAGATCTCAAATGCGCCGGCCACGATCCAGGATGCCGTCAGTGGTAATGCAAATTGGTCAGACGTGGAGGTAGACCAGCGGCAGAAGGCGCTCTCTGATCCGGGGTTCTACGCATCCGGCGCGATCATGAAGTACCCCAAGTGGATGCAGCAGCAGATCCTCGCCGACCCTGCTTTCAAGTGGGAGAAGTTACCCAAGTGGCAGAAGTTATATTACGAGGTATCGTCTTCTCCGGCTAGTATGGGCGCGGCGCAGGGTGCGTTGCTGGGTCTGGGTGGGGGTCCGGCGGGTGGTGCGATTGGCGCAGGGGTCGGTGCTGGGCTTGGATACGTCGCGGCGAAGTCTGGCTATGATCCGCTCAAGGAAGCCTGGCAGCAGAAGGGCGTGGCCGCCGGCGTGTTCGGCTGGTTGAACTTCCTCGCAGAGTTTGCCGAAAAATCTATCGGGCTTGGTGTGCAAACCATTGGCGCGGCAGTTGACCCGAACCAAAACGTAGCCGACCTGTACAAGGACGCAGGGAATGCCATCAATCCGTTTGACGATAAAGCATGGAGTGCCTGGAACACGGGGGCTATTACGTATGAAACTCTTGGGCCGGCAGTGGCGGAAGCGATTAAGGTGGATGTCAGAGACTTGAAGGGCAGCGACTTCCTGATGGCGGTCCCGACCGTGTTCTATGTGAAGCAGCTCACCGACCTGATGCTCAACCCGGAGAAGTACAAGGGACAGGAGATGATCCTCGGGGCGAACGAGCCGATTGATCTTGAGCAGACATTTCAGGAGCGGATCACGGAAGCGCGCGAGCGGATCAAGGGCGGGGAGAACTACCGCGCGGTGATGCAGGACTTTCAGAATGGAGTCGTCGGGCAAATCAGCGACATGGCAGGGCAGGCACTCGCCGACCCATTGAACGTCATGCCGAGGGTAGAGACGGGCGCCATGAAAGCCGTCGCGGATGTAACAGGAAACAAGGTTGCATCCGAAGCCCTGCGCACAGCAAGCGGACCCATGCAGGCAGCCAGAACCTATAAGACGCTGGTGCAGACGGGGCAGGCATTGACGATTGACCCATCCTTCAAGGTGGACACGATGGGCGCCTTCTCCCGGTTCGTGGCAGGGGTCAACGAGCAGGGGCAGGTCAGGGCAGGACCCTTCACGCGCGCTGGCCTCCTCGACACACCCACACCACGCAAGAACCTGGCAGGCTTTGTGCAGGAGATGACCAGTCTCACCCCACAGAGCCGGGCACAGATCGGCGCATCGATGTTCTATGAAAATATCGGGGCACTCCTGACGCGCTTCGATGATCCACATGAGGCAGGTAAGTATCTCAAGGCGCTATCTAACAGCGACATGGAAACGTGGAAGGAACTAGGCTCGAGGTTTGCCGACAGTCCCGAATTCTACACAGTCCTGCCGGCGCTCAAGGCATACAACGGCTCAGTCCTGGATGGCATCGTCCAGACCTGGGACATGAGCGCGCCCAACCGCGACATGCTGACCCGCGTGGCGGAGGTGCTGGGGGATAGTCCATCCAAGCTTCTAGACGACCTGGCAGCCAGAGGCACGGCAGAGCAGGACTTTCAGAGAATGGTTACGCGTCTACAGCAGTCCGATACTGACGCGGCAAGGCTGATCCTGGGTGATGTGCAAGCTGGGCGCTTCAATGCCGACAGTCTCAAACAGATCGTGGATGTGTTCACCGGCGACGGCGCGCTCCCCTGGCACCCTGGGCAATGGAAAGCCATGATGCTGGACTCCCTCGGCTCACACTTTGATGAGTTTGTCACGAACCGCCTGATGCTGGACCAGACACCGGAAGCCAAGTCTGCGTTCTTTCGCACCGCAGCACTGATGAAGACGGCACAATCCATCCTGCTTCTCGGTGCTTCCCCTGGCTATGCCATCACCAACGGCCTATCGAACATGCTCCACCGTGCGGCCTCGGGCGTCTTTGGCTACCTGACGCCGGACCAGATCAACGGCTGGATGGACCGCTTCGGAACAACGCCTGCCCGCTTCGAAGAGGGTGTAGGCATTGGCGGGATGGTAGATCAGGCAAGTACCAGTACGGGCGTGATCACCGAAGCGCAGCAGAAAGCAGTCAAGGGAACGGGCACCCTTGCCGACGCAAAGGATAAACTCTCGCGGCTCAGCAAAGGGATGCCGTTCTCGAAGCTCTCTTCCTGGATGGAGAAGAGCGAAGGCCGGCAGGCATTCAGTATTGCCATGAAACAGTTCTGGTCGCAGTCCTGGAGGCGGGGGGTGGGGTTCCGATCGATGGACCCGCAGTTGACGAAGGTAGTGCAGGGTATGGGGATTGACCCTGGCCGGATCTACGCAGCGATCGAAGCAGGCATGAACCAGGGCGAGATCGAGAAGGCATTGTATGGTCGCTTCGAGGGAGTACAGACCCGCGCATTGGTAGATGACGCAGCCCGCCGGACCGGACTGACGCCACAACAGGCAGCCGATCTCCTGGAAAAGGTGGGAGTGCTTGATACATTGGACGGCTACTTGAAGGGACAGACCACCCCGGACGGTATCCAGTCTGCATTCCGGCGCGCTGACCAGATCGCACAGGATCGGCTCGACTTGCAGACAGGCGAGGATCTGAAAGCTATTGCCGAACACGTTAGGCAGAAGGTTGGATTGGAGGGTGCAGCGTCCGGGCTGGATGTAGTGCAGCGCGTGGACTCAACCCGCTTCGATGCCTGGATGGATCACTTCTTTAGGTTAGGCGAAGTGATGAGCGACCTGTCCACACTGGACGACCCCGCCATGAAAAGCAAAGCCATCGAGACACAGTACTCGATTTCCGATGCAGAGTTCCGGCGGATCAATGCACGCACCGCCGCGAATTACCAGGGGATCTTCGACGCATGGGGCAGGAGCGGCAGCCCGAAAGCCATGGAGATGTTGTCTGCGATCGCACAATCCGACAGCGCCATGAAGCAGGCGTACGACTTCATGAGGACAGAGCGGCGGCAGTTCTTCGACGGAGGCCGACCCATTGAAGAGTGGAGCGCAAGCCAAACCCTGATCGATGCTGAGTTCCAGCGCGCTTTCAAATCCAAGCATGACGCAGAAGTACGCATGGGTCAGTCGCTTGGTTCCATCTATGGCGATCTGTATGGACCGGCAGCCGGGGAAGCCGCGCGTAAATGGTGGGAGGATGTTACAAAGTTCAACGATGACATCGTGAAGCGCGAACAGAAAGCCCGGCGTGAATTTGCACAGATGCCGAAGCAGCAGAGAGAAGCCGCCAAGCAGAAGTATTACCGGGAGACGAAGATCCTGTTGATCGCGGAGGCGGAGAAGATCAACCAGGAAGGGATCACCAGACTTGAGAGAGTCGTACGCAAAGGCGGAGGACGCGGGGCTACTGGCACCGAGGCGCTCCCCTCCCCTGCTTCGACTACACGCCCGAGTGAGGCAGAGGAGATCAACGGTCTGGTTGCCCGGGCAGAGCAGAGACAGTCCGCAGATACCGCCGCGCGCGCGGAGCAGGTGAATGGTGTCTGGGGTATTGCCGAGGGGTACACGCGTGAGGGTGAGTTATACAATCGAGGCGTTACACGCGACCGCTTTGCTTTGTTGGGTGCACTGCGCAAGAAGGAATACGGCGGGATAAAAGACCTGACAGGACTTGACGACCCTCGTCTCACCCCTGAATTCATCCGTGATGTGATGGAGAAACGCGCGCAGATCAAGGCAGGTGAAGAGCCGACACAGCAGCCGTCCTTCAATCTTTCTTCCTGGCAAAAGGACTTCGACGCGGTTGTCCAGTCTGGCAACATGACCCGCATGATCGATCTGTTTGAGTCCTTCCCGCCCGAGAAGGCTAACGACCTGGCGCCCACGGGCGAGACCTTCGATGCTTTCATGGTCCGATCATGGGAAGAAACTGCCGCCCGCGCCGAGACAGACACGCGTGAACAATCCGTAGCCGAAGCCATGCACCGCGCAGACCAGGCAACAGCAGAGATGGAAGCACAGGCAGAGCAGTTACCCGAGACACCACCCGTCCCGACTGTCAAGCGCAACCTGAAAGCAATCAGATCCGGCACCGCCGCAGAAGGCGATGTTCTCGCAGACGCGAACCAACCCGTCGGCGCACTCGACGCAGCCAGTCAATTCACTCCGCACTCAGAAGCATTGGATCAGGGATGGAGTCAGTTCGTGCGTCCGCTTCTGGATGCAATGCAGGAAGGTGCGGTCAGGCAATTGGACGAGCGACCACTCGACGGCGCGGTCCGTGATCTGGCATCTGAGGGACAGGCACAACTCAAGCGGTATGTGAAGCAGGTGCAGGGTGACATGGCAACCTCGAAGCTGGCAACCATGCGCTACGGCGAACAGCAGAGAGACTTCGCCATGCTCAACTACAGCAAGCAGTACGGCTTCGACAGATGGACACAGGTCGGATGGCCTTACGAACTGTATTCGACACGCAGCTTCATAACATGGGCAGCGCGAGGAATTGACGCGCCGGCCTGGTTCTCGAACTATGCACGGCTCAATATGCAGCAACAGCGATACGAGAGAGACATCCCTGAAAGACTACGCGGCAAAATAAAAATCCCCGCCCCGTGGATGCCCGACTGGATGGGCGACGCTCTGTATATCGACCCGCTCCGCAATCTTTTTTTCCCGGCTGGGATCGTGAATTACTTCCAGCGCAAAGAACAAGAAACGACCCAGCAGGAACTCGAAGCCGAACGCATCCTTCAGGAATGGTCGGCAGATGGCAGCGTGTCAGACGCCGACATTC